TAACTTTTAGTTACTGCATCGAATGAGCGGAGCCGCCTTCGGTGTTGCTGATCGCGGAGCCGCGACAGGCTAACCCTCCTGCGTATCCACAATCATCAACATCATCCCTACGGGGAGAAGGAATAACCACCATGAAGGAATACATCGATCGCCAGGTCGAGATTCGCAACCGCGCCTGGAACGAGGCAAAGTCGATTCTCGATAAGGCCGCAGCAGAGAAGCGTGACCTCACCGCTGAGGAATCGCAGACCTACGAGCGCATCTCCAAGGAACTCGACGAGCGTGCCAACACGATCGCCAAGCTCCGCGAAGATGAGGCTCGCGAACTTCGTCTCGATGCCGCAACCCGCGAAATCGCAGACCAGGCTCGCCCAGTCGCACAGGCACCAGTCGCCGACGACGCCGCCGCACTCCGCTCACTCATCATGGGTGAGAAGCGTGGCCACTCGTTCGAGCGTCGTGACGTGTTGAAGACCAGCACCGGCTCACCAGTCCCCACCTCGTTCTACGATCAGGTCATCATGAAGGCTCGCCTCGTCGCGCCAGTCCTCCAGACCTCCACCGTTCTGAACACCGCAGGTGGCGAAAACCTCCAGATTCCGTCGCTGTCCACCTACTCGGTCGGCACGATCACCGCTGAAGGCAACGCAATCGGCGAGTCCGACCCAGCATTCAACGCCTTCGTGACGTTGAGCGCATACAAGTATTCGTTCCTGACGCAGGTTTCCGAAGAACTCCTCACCGACTCTGGTGTCGACTTCCTCGGCTTCCTCGCCGATCAGGTCGGAAACGCGCTCGGCTACGCAGTCGGCTCCGCCCTCACGGTCGGCACCGGCACGGTTGAGCCGAAGGGAATCGTCACGGCCTCGGCTGTTGGCGGAACCGCAGGCACCGCAACGGCGTTCACCGCAGACAACCTCATCGACCTCCTCTACTCCTTGGATGGTGCAGCACGCAACCTCCCAGGCGTCGGCTGGATGATGAACGGCAAGTCGATCGGTGCAGTCCGCAAGCTCAAGGACACCGCTGGAAACTACGTCTTCCAGCCATCCTTGGCGATGGACAGCCCAGACATGCTGCTCGGCAAGCCCATCTACGAGAACCCGTCGATGGCCGATGTCGCAACCGGCACCAAGTCCGTCATCGTCGGACACCTCCCGTCGTACTTCGTACGCACGGTCGGTGGCCTTCGCCTCGACAGGTCGGATGAGTACGCGTTCAACGCAGGCCTCATCACCTTCCGCGCACAGTTCCGCGTGGACGGCAACCTGCCGCAGACGAGCCACATCAAGCACCTGCTCCAGCCGTAACGCTGAAGCGAGTGCAAGCCACCTAACGGTGGTGTAAGTTTGAGGGGCGGGTCGGACACGCAGGGCGACCCGCCCCTCAATCCATTTCCCCTGCAACCTGCGAAGGAGTCTGCGTGAATGCTCGTCATCGTCAACAACACGCCGGTCGAGTTACCCGACCTGGAAGCGGAATTGCTGCTGCGTCGGGGCGTAGCGCACTTGCCGGAAGTAGCCGACCAGCCTCTTCCGAATCGTTACGAATCCTCTTCTACTCGAACGCCCCGTTCGCCCCGACCGGCTACGGCACCCAAACCGCGCAGCTCGTCCCGAGGCTCATCCAAGAAGGGAACGAAGTAGCGATCCACGCCATGTATGGCATCGAGGCGGTGCCGTCAATGTGGAACGGGATCAAGATGTATCCGCGTGGGATGGCACCATATTCGGATGATGTGGTGACAGCGCATTGGATGGACTGGTCGAACGGCAACAAGAACCTGCCACCGATGCTGATGACCTTGTTCGATGTGTGGGTATTGAAGTCGGCGTCACTTGACATCATCCCGAACATCGCATCGTGGGTGCCTATCGATCATGCTCCTTGTCCGCCTGAGGTGGTGGCGTTCTGTCAGCGTAAGAACGTGAAACCGATTGCGATGTCCCAGTTTGGGAAACGAATGTTGGAGGCTCAGGATGTTGAGTGTTTGTATGCGCCTCACGGCATTGAGGATGTGTTCAAGCCGACGGCCAAGTGGAGCAACGGTCAACAGGAGTTGACTGGTCGACAGATCATGGGTATCCCTGACGACAAGTTCGTGGTGATGATGAACTCTGCCAACAAGGGTGTGAACCCGTCACGCAAGTCATTCGCTGAGAACATTCTGGCGTTCGCCATCTTCGCCCAAACCCGACCCGATGCGATCCTCTATCTGCACACCGAGTCGATGGGTTCGATGGGTGGAATCAACCTGATGCACCTGTTGGACGCTTGCGGGTTGAAGCCTGAGCAATACAAGATCATCGACCAGTACGCCTATCGGATGAGTGTCCCGCAGGGTGCGCTGGCTGCCATCTATTCGGCTGCTGACGTGTTGTTGGCTTGCTCGATGGGTGAGGGGTTTGGGATTCCTGTGGTTGAGGCTCAGGCGTGTGGGACTCGGGTGATCGTGTCGGATTACACCGCCCAGCCGGAGTTGGTTGGGTCGGGTTGGAAGGTGGAGACGCAACCGTTCTGGGATGCGGCACAGAAAGCCTGGTTCTGCACCCCACAGGTACCATCCATCGTGGATGCCCTGAGAGCCTCCTACGAGGCTCCTAGAGGGGCGGATAAGGCCGCTGTGGAGTTTGCTAGCCAATACTCCGCAGATCGCGTCTATGAGGCTCATTGGAAGCCAATCATGAAGGAGTTGTCGGCATGGTGCCGGTCATCGTCATCCCAGTCCTGAACCGATACGACCTCCTCGAACGATGCCTAGCCTCTATTGACTACCCCGTAGACACGCTCATCATCATTGACAACGGTGGACAGGCAAGCCTGTGGGGTTGCCCTTGGCTGGTCGATCATCGCCAAATCGACGACTACCGAATCTGGTCAATGCCCAGCAACCTCGGTGTCGCAACCTCATGGAACCTCAGCATCAAGGCAACGCCCTACAGCAAGGACGGTTGGCTGCTGCTGAACTCCGATGCTTGGTTCGAGCCTGGTGCATTACAGCAGTTTCACGGTGAATGTAGCCCAGACACGATCACGCTTGCCGGTCATCCAGGCTGGGCTTGCGCTCATGTTGGACGCAACGTAGTCGGCAAGATTGGCCTGTTCTGCGAGAACTTCCATCCCGCCTACTTTGAGGACAACGACTTCGAGCGTCGAGCGCAAGCACACGGAATCCCAATCGTTCACTCGTCAGCGAAAGTAAATCACGACAACTCCTCGACCATCGCTTCTGACCCGTCTCTAGCTGAAGCGAACACGAAGTCCTTTCAGGCGAATCAAATGCTGTATGAGAAGCGTTGGGCGAACGGTGTTCCTGCTCATGAGGAGTGGGATTTGGATAGAAGGGTGGAGTTAGGTTGGGACAGATAGTTGTTGTTGCTACGACGCCTGGGCGTGAGCATTGGTTGTCTGATTGCTTGAAGTCGTTGGGTGATCGTGAGGTTCTGGTGTTGCGTCAGGCGGGGACGTGGGAGTTGGGGAAGATTCAATGGCTGTATGAGAACACCGCGCTCGACAGGTTTCTGTTCCTGCACGACACGGTGGTTGTGAAGGACGGGTCGTTCATCGATGAGGCGTTCAGTCATCCTGGGTCGGTGGCGTTGACGAATGACCCTGGCTGGTTCGGGATGTTCATGGGTATCTATACACGGGAAACCCTCAGCAAGGTTCACCTATTTTCGCCGGTGACGCAGAGGGATTCGATTCGCGCTGAGGTGGAATGGACTCGGACTTATCATGAGGCCGAGCCGACGGCACATCTGTTGTTCAACGATTTCACGGATCGGCATGCTCGGGGTCGCAAAGAGGAACGCTATGGTCGAATCAACCTCGTACTGGAGAACGATTATCTCATCAAATACAAGGGAACCTGGTCTTGATTCTTGACGAGTTACGCCAGTTCGCGTTGGGGCAGGATTGCTACGCCGACGCTGGTGAACCCGACGACAGGTATGAACATACACATATCACCGATCAAGTCATTGACGAGGTGCTGGGTAGGGTGAAGCCGAGGTTCTGGTTGGAGCTTGGCACGATGTTGGGTGGGTCGGCGATCAAGGTGGCTCGACGTATTGAGGCACAGGGGTTGGATTGTGCGGTGGTGTGTGTCGATCCGTTTTGTGGTGATGTGAATATGCATCATTGGGAGTTGGAGTTGGCTAAGTCTGGGGGTTGGCGGTTCTTGCAGTTGCGGAATGGTAGGCCGACCATCTTTGAGCGGTTCGCGGCGAATGTGGTGGCGGCTGGGTTGACGCATCGGATTCATCCAATTCACGCGACTTCCATTGTGGGGATGCGGTTTCTGGAGCGGATTCATCAGATCGGCTATTTGAGTGGGTTGCCGGATGTGGTGTATTTGGATTCGGCTCATGAGGTTGGGGAGACGTTGTTGGAGTTGCGGATGGCGTGGTCGATTCTGTCGGCGGGTGGGGTGTTGATGGGGGATGATTGGGATTGGGTGGCGGTGCGTCGGGATGTGCAGGTGTTCACCGATGAGGTGGGTGTGGATGTTGAGTTGCGTGAGAACAACCAATGGATTCTCAGCAAACCGCGTGGGATAGCATAGAGCCGTGACAATCACGAAGTGGCATCGCGGAACAATTGCCCAATGTCTTATTTGCGACTCAAGATTTGCACAAATCAGGCCAAGTCATGTGACCTGTTCTTACATCTGCTCCTATACGAAACAAAACAAACGTAGAGCCTCCAAGCTCAATATGGGCAAATGTCGTAGATGTTCTATCTCTTTACGAGAACGTAAATCAAACGCAATATATTGCAGCAAAACCTGTAAATCAATGGATCATACGGCCAAACATCGCGCCCGCACTCGAACTGTCTCTATTGCCAGACGATATGAAATCTATGAAAGAGACGGTGGGAAGTGTTACATGTGCGCTCAAGATATATCTCTGAAAAATGCCGAATTGGATCATCTAATTCCAGTTTCACGGGGCGGATCGTCCGACCCGTCAAATATTGCGTTGTCTTGTAGGGGATGCAACCGTCGCAGAGGCACTAATGTAGGAGAACAGCAAATGTTGAAATTGTCGGAGATTCAGGAATGATTACAAATGGCTATGCGACACGCAACCAGATCAAGGCTGCGCTCCGCATCGGCACAGCCGACACGCTTGACGACGACCTGATTGATAACTGTGCTGAGGCTGCGAGCCGTCTCATTGACGGGTATTGCAACCGCCAGTTCTGGTCTGTTGGTTCTGCGACTGCGCGTATCTTTACGGCTGAGTCTGAGTTCACCTGCTCGATTGATGACGTGTCCGGTACGGCGATCACGCTCCAAACCTCAAGCCTTGGTGACGGCGTGTTCGACATTACTTGGACGACAACCGACTATCAGTTGGAACCGTTGAATGGTGTCCTCGATGGGTTGACTTGGCCATACGATCGCATCCGTGCAGTCGGCGACTATCTATTCCCCACCCTGAATGCTAACTACGGTGAGCAAGCATTGGTGAAGGTGACTGCGACATTCGGTTGGCCTTCGGTTCCTTCAACGGTGACGCAGGCGACGATCATTCAGGCGTCACGAATCTTCAAGCGTTACGACTCGCCACTCGGGGTGGCTGGGTTCGGTGACATCGGTGCGATCCGTGTGTCACGCTTCCTTGACCCTGATGTCGCGCAGCTCGTCGAACCGTATCGACGAATGCGGATGTTTGCGTGAGCGCAGCAACCACCGTCACCCAAATCAAAGAAGGCCTCCAGACTCGTCTGGCGACCATCCCTGGGCTTCGTGCCTATGCTCAGCAACCGGACAACATCAATGCTCCGTTCGCTTGGCCGATGCTGGAATCCATCACTTACAACGGTGCGATGGGCGGGGGTCTGGTTATCCATACGTTCACGGTGTCGGTTGTGGTGGGTCGCGCTGCGGAACGCTCAGCACAGAACGCCTTGGACGGGTATCTGTCCTATCAGGGTGCGACTTCGGTTCGGGCTGCGATTGAGGCTGATCGGACGCTTGGTGGTGTCGTACAGAACCTCATCGTCGAAACTGCCTCGAACATTTCGACGATGGACGGGAACGATACGACCTATCTCATGGTGGACTTTAGGGTGGTTGTGTACGCCTAACCCTTGAGAGGGTGAAGCGTTGGGGTGTAGTGTTGTGGTTTGTAATCCAACCCCTCTAGTGCCGGAAGGCAGGAGTCACCAACAATGGCAAAGCAAGTTCTGACGAATGTCAATGTCACTTTCGGCACCGCTGCAACTGACATTTCCTCATACGTCGCAGCAGTCACCCTCAACCTGACGGCTGCGGAAATCCCAACCACCAACTTCGGTTCGTCGGGCGCAGTCACCCGCATCCAAGGCCTGAAGGATCACTCGGTCACGATCGATCTCCACCAGGACTACCCGACGATCGAGAAGTTGTTCTACGACGCCTTCGCCGCAGGCACCCCTGTTGCGATGACCGTCAAGCCGAACGGCACAGCCGCTGCTGGTTCCAGCAATCCGCAATATGCATTCAATGTGCTTCCGGTGTCCTGGACACCTGTGGCCGGAGCCGTGGGAGAGCTCGCGACTGCCAGCATCACCTGGCCAATTGACGGCAACGTCACCAAGACCGGCACCGGCGCATAACTTTCATCACAACCCTTACCTGCGGAGGTAACAAATGAAACTGCCACTTGAAGTGGTCAGCGCATCAGACGGCTCAACCCGAATCGTCATCGCCACATTCCCAGACTTCATCGCCTACGAGCAGAAGTTCAGCAAGAGTGTCGCAAAGTTTGAGGATGGTTTGTCGCTCACCGATCTAGCGTTCCTCGCTTGGCATGCTGAGCATCGCACCAAGAAGACAGGGTTGGACTTCGACTCCTGGTGCAACGAGCAAGAGGCGATGACTTTGGGAGATGCAGCGCAAGCCGTGATCGCCCCTTTGGAGAGCAGTCAGCCCATTGGCTGATCGCATATCTGTCCTGCGAGACAGGTATCGCTCCGTCGGTGTTGCTGGCTGAATCACCCAGAATGCTTTACACGATGGTCGGCTATCTCCGATGGAGAGCCGTCCACCTCAACAGGTAATCTCAGAACATGGCGTTCTACGGTGTTCCACTTGGTCGTGCGTCTCGTGTCGCCATCGCACCCCAAGCTGGGAAACCCGCTGTCCTCATTGACGGTCTAGCCGACTTCCTCCGTAAGGCTGCCAAGATGGATGACCGGTTCAACTCGCATATGCGCGAGGCGGCTCGAGGGGTAGCCCAGCAGATTGTGGATGAGGCCAAGGTTGAGGCATCTACCGTGACCCGTAGCCGTCAGGCTGTGGAGGTGATGAGGGGGATGAAGCCGTATAACGACAGGATTCCTGCCGTCAAATTGTCGCAGTCCTCAAACTTTGTGTCGGAGTCTCGACCGAATCGAACGAGGAAACGCAAGGTGACTCGGGGTGACGTGTTCTTCGGTGCCGAGTTCGGTGGCGGTGTCAGACCCACGACCCGCCAGTTCTTGAGGCATCGAGGCAGATCAGGCTATTTCTTCTGGCCTACCGTCCGAAAGATGAAAGACAAGATCGCCCAGGACTATCTGGCTGCGATAGATAGGGTTCTCAGGACTCTTGCCGATTAGTTGACTTTCCGTGCCGGTTGGCTAGGGTGGGGGTGAGGAGGGGTGGGTATGGCGGTTTGGTTTAGTTCGGTGAAGGCGGTTCAGCCCCAGCCGTTGGCGTCGTCCTGGTCGCAGCTCAAAGAGTTGCTCATGTTCCATGAGGAGAATGAGGTGAAGTCGGCTGGGGCGTTGTGGTCGCCTGTCACCTATTACGAGAATACGACTCGCGGGAACAGGAATGTTCGGTTTGTGGAGTCGCTGGTGGTGGACTTGGATGGTTCGTCGTTTGAGTCGGCTCGGTTGGATGGGTTGGAGTGGTTTGCGTATTCGACGTATTCGCATCGGTTGGATGATCCGCACTATCACCTGGTGTTGCCGTTGGCTGAGCGTGTGCCTGCTGGGTTGTGGCGGGCGGTGTGGTTGGAGATGGTTGAGCGTCTCAATCTTCCTGCCGACCCACAGACGAAAGACCCTGCCCGACTGTTCTATCTCCCTCAACACGCACCGGATGCACCGTTTGAGTTTCATGAGGGTTCGGGTGTTCTGCTTGATACGTCGTTTGATTGGGATGATGTTCATTCGTCTCGACCTGTGGTGCGTCAGGCTAGGAATCCTCGGAAGGTTCGGGCTGGTGCGGAGATGTTGTCGGAGGGTTGGTGGGCTTCTGCTGATGTGTCGTGTTGGGCTGGGTTGGAGGGCAAGGAGTTGTATCGGGTGATGCTTGCTGAGTGGGAAAGCCTGTATTCGCAGTTGAAGTAGAATCGGCGCGTGGCTGGTGCGCGTACATTCGTTGTTCGGTTCGTCTCTGATACCGACAAGGCTCTCGATGGGTTCAAGAAGCTCAATAACGGGCTGGCTGGGGTCGGCAATAGTGGCACGGTCGTTAGCCGTTCGTTCAAGGACATGTTCACGGGGGCTGCGGTTGCGACGGCTGGGGTGTCGGCTGCGGTGGTTGGGGTTGCTGGTGCGTTGTATAAGGCGACGCAGGCTGCGGCTGAGGATCAGAAGAGTCAGGCATTGTTGGCCGATCAGTTGCAGAAGACGGTTGGTGCTTCGGATGCGTTGATTGCTTCGACTGAGCGGTTGATTGCTGAGCAGCAGGCGTTGACGGGTATTTCGGATACCGACCTTCGTGATGCTCTTTCGATTCTTGTTCGTGGTACTGGTGACCTGACCAAGGCACAGAACCTCTTGTCAACTGCAATGGACATCAGTACCGCCACCGGCAAGGACTTGAACAGCGTCAGCATCGCGTTGGCTAGAGGTGCGAACGGTCAGTTCACCGCGCTCACCAGGCTCGGCATCCCGATTGATGAGAACACGAAGAAGTCCAAGGATTTCAATCAGGTTCTTCGTGACTTGAACGATCAGTTTGGTGGTGCTGCGAAGACTGCTGCTGGCACGTTCCAAGGTCAGTTGAAGATTCTGCAAGGCCAGTTCGGTGAGATTGTTGAGACGGTGGGGGCGGCCTTGTTGCCGTATCTGCAACAGTTCTCTGATTTCATTGTGACGAATGTGGTACCTGCTGTTCAGCGCATTACGACGGTCATCGGCGAGAAGGGGTTGGTGGCTGCGTTCCAGCAGCTTGTCTATGAGTCTGGTCGAAGTGGCCCTGCTGTGATTAGCGCATTTCGAGCGATCACGATTGGGGTTGCGGAGTTCGCCAATGTTGCTGCCAGAGCGTTCAATATCTCGAAGGCACAGTTCCAAATATTGAAAGGTGATGTTGTTGGTGCAGTCAAATCATTCGCTGCCGCCACGAAAGAGGTCATCGATACGGATGCTCTGCGCTCAGCGTTTGATGCGCTGGCCATCGGCATCAATCATTACAAGCGTGAGGTGACGACGGCTGATCGGGCTGAGCGTGAGTTCAATGCAACCGGTCAGGCAACTGCCGATATCTTCGGTGAGGGTGGCGGCGGTGGCGGTAAGGGTGGGGTGGCTAAGACCGTCAAGACTGCGGCTGAGAAGTTGAAGATGTTGACCGAGGCTATTGATAAGTCGACGGCTGCGTCGAAGCGGTTGAAGTCGGCTGGGGAGTCTGTGGCTGATTCGCAGAAGTCTTTGGCTGATGCGACTTCGGAGCGTGAGAAGGCTCAGGCTGCGTTCAATCAGGCAGTGGCTGGGTATGGTGCGGATTCGCAGCAGGCTAAGGATGCTCAACGGAAGTTGGATGCGGCTCAGCGTGATGTGGCTCGGTCTGGGTTTAGGGTTGAGCAGGCTGTGTTTGCTGTGAAGGATGCGGAGAAGGAGTTGGCTGAGGTTCGTGCTGATCCTGAGTCGAATCCGCAAAAGATTCGTGAGGCTGAGATTCGTTTGGCTGAGGCGAAGTTGGCTGTGACTGATGCGACGGATGCGCAGTATGAGGCGACGAAAGATTTGGGTGAGGCTCAACGGTTCTTGAATGAGCAGGTATCTGGTGCGATCCCTGGGTCTGCTGTGTATGAGGAGTTGGCTTCGGATTTGGCTGACGCAAAGGAACGTGAGGCCGATATGACGAGGCGTGTTGCTGACGCTATCGATGCTCAGCGTGAGGCGTTGGATGCGTACAATGAGTCGCTTCGTGTGCAGTTGGATTTGACTAAGCAATTCCCGAAGGTATCGGCTGGTGTGCCGAATCCGTTTGCGTCTGAGCTTGCTTCTATTCAGCAGACTCAGAATGCTCCTCGTGCCGGTATTGTCGCAGCACCGACGGTTGCGGTGACGGTGAACGCTGGGTTGGGTGCATCAGGTCAGGAGGTTGGGGCTGAGATTGCTGAGTATTTGCGTCAGTATGCGACGGTTTCTGGGGTTCAGTTCTCGAATGGTTCTACCGGCGCATTGTTTGGAAGGTAGCCGATGCCAGCAACAATGAACTGGGGGGAAACACTCAAAGTGCTTCTTGATGTCGGCTTCCTCACCGACGCATTCAAGCTCAACACTTCAGTCCTTGACGGCACCGACAAACTTGACGGAACCACAGACTTCGTAGACATCACCCAATATGTCCAATCGGTGAACATCAATCGTGGCCGATCAAGCCAACTCGACACCTTCAACCCTGGCACCCTCTCCATCGTCGCCGACGACCGTGCAGCCAACCGCTACTTCGACCCCATCAACACCGCATCCCCCTGGTATCAAGGCTCACTCGGCATCGCTCCACGTCGAGCCGTCGAAGTCTACGGAGGCTCAGCCGGAACCGCAGCCCTCTTCAAAGGCTACGTCTACGACCTCAACATCGACTACGACATGCCGAACCTCTCAACCGCCACCATCCTCGCAGTCGACGCACTCACCCAACTCGGACAAACCAACCTCAACGCCTTCAACCCATCCAGCCAACTCACCTCAGCCCGAGTCTCCGCCATCCTCGACCGCCCCGAAGTTGCCTGGTCAACCGCACTCCGATCCATCGGCACAGGTGTCGCCACCTGCGGAACCGTCGCCTACGAAGACCAAACCAACGTCCTTCAAGCGTTGCAGGCCGTACAACTCGCAGAGAACGGCAGACTGTTCGCCAATCGCAACGGCCAAGTCGAGTTCGATCAGCGCATCACCGCAACATTCTCTACCGCTATCGCCAACCTTGGTGGCACCGCAGGCACCGCCATCCCCATCCAAACCCTAACCACCGTCTACGGTGCCGAAACCGTCCTCAACCGAGTCTCCGTCCAAATCTCCGGTGGCACCGCATCCAGCGTCGCCAACGGCACCGCATCCCAGGCAGAGTACGGAATCAAAAACTTCTCCCTCACCGACATCCCACTCGTCAACGACACAGCAGGCTCAGCCCTTGCCTCAAACCTCCTCACCAACTACCAAAACCCTGAAGTGCGATTCGATGAAGTCTCGTTCATCGTCAACCCGCTCACCGACGCCCAAACCGAACTTGTCGCCACCTTCGATGTCGGCTCAGTCCTCACCGCCACAAAAACCTTCACAACCGGCAGCCCAACCAGCGTCACCAAGAACGTCGTCATCGAAGGCATCCAACATGTCCTCACCCCATCCCGCCACGACATCCGACTCCGCCTCGGTCAGATCGATGTCCTCACCCCATTCATCCTCGCTGGGTACACCACGACCACGACCCGCACCAACCTCGTCACTAACCCCAACTTTGAGACGAACACGACGGGATGGGGTAGTACAGGTGCGGCATCCATAGCCCGCATCACGACGGACGCATATATCGGAACCGCATCAGTACAAGTAACACTTACCAACCCAGGCAACGGCGCAGGCCTCCAAAACTTCAGTCCTAGCAGCATTCGCATTCCTGTTTCAGCTAATAGCAATTACATTATTTCTGCTTATGTCAAACAAACATCAGGAACAACGATCGGCGTCGATATTGACACCTACTACTATGACGCTTCAAATGTGCTAATTAGTTCATCGGACGGCGCAAACACTTCGCTGACCGCAAGTTGGCAGCGCATCAGTCGGAGTATCACAACTCCCGCCAATACCGCATACTTGGGTGTTGCAATACCATGCCAACAGGCATACACAGGAACCTTTGTTTATCTCGTAGATGCCGTACTAATTGAAACAGGCTCAACCCTTCTTCCCTATTTTGATGGCACCTACGCCGACACCTACAGCGGCTACACACTCACCAGCCAAGCATGGACAGGCACCGCCAACGCCTCAACCAGCACCGCCACATGGGGACTAACCAGCTCATTCGTCGGCTCCGAACTTGACGACCCCACAATCGGCCTCTACTAGAATCAGAACACTATGGCAGGGCTTGGACGCAAACAATGGTCAGCCGGTGACACCCTCACCGCAGCCGACGTCAACGGATACTTGATGGAACAAATGGTGATGGTGTTCGCAGGCACCGCCGCACGAGCCTCAGCCATCCCAACCCCATCCGCAGGAATGTGTAGCTACTCAACCGCCTACGGCTTCGTCGTCTACAACGGCTCAGCCTGGGTGAGCGTGTAGATTAGGAGACATCATGCCAGGTCTTGGAAAGAAAACATGGTCAGCGGGGGACACCCTCACCGCAGCTGACGTCAACGGCTATCTGATGGATCAGGCCGTCATGGTGTTTGCCGGAACCGCAGCCCGCGCCTCAGCCATCCCCACACCTTCGGCTGGGATGGTTGCGTATTCGACTGCCACAGGTTTGCAGGTTTATAACGGGTCGGCTTGGGTTGATGTGTCGACTGGGTATGGTTCGGCGACTGGTGGTTCTGGTACGGCTGTCGGTACTGCGATCAGCGGAACGAACTACAACGTGCATACGTTCACAGCTGATGCGAATCTTGTTGTGACCAAGGCTGGGTTGTTTGATTTCTTGTTGTTTGGTGGCGGAGGTGGTGGTGCTGGTTCACAAAGTGGGACGAGTCGACCTGCGGGTGGTGGTGCTGGCGGCGGCAAATTACAAACGACCATGTATCTTGCTGCTGGAACCTATGCGGTAACCGTTGGTGCTGGTGGTGCTGGCGGTACCGATGGTCAATGGGGGGCACTTGGTGGGGCATCAAGAGTAGGTGCTGCTTTGGCGGTCATTGGTGGTGGCGGTGGTCGTAGTCCATTTGCCATTGCTAATGGTGGAGATCCTCGTGGTGGTTCTGGTGGTGGCGGTGCTGGAAATACTGGATTCACAACTGGTATCACAAGCGCATATTCGTCAACCGATTATGGATATTCCGGTGGAAACGGTGCGAATGATTCGGCTGGTGGTGGTGGAGGAGGAGCTGGTGGAATTGGCTCAAACAATTCATCAACAACAGGTGGTGCTGGTGGAGTTGGATTTGATGTGAGCGCGTTCATAGGAGGCGCGACACTATACAAGGCCGCTGGCGGTGGTGGTGGTGGAACAACTGGTGGTGCTGGTGGTTCTTCGATTGGTGGGACTGGTGGTTCGTCAGGTGTTGCTGGTGCAGCAGCATCAGCTAATACCGCCTCTGGTGGAGGTGGTGGAGGTCAGCCATCTGGAGCAGTTTATTCTGGAGGAAATGGTGGATCTGGCATTGTCTATGTCAGGTACAAGGTATGACCGCTCAATACTTCGCTCAACTTGACGACAACAATGTGGTGACTCATGTTGCTGTCGTAACTGCTGACTTCATGGCCGAGAACCCTGAGCGTTACCCTGGACGCTGGGTAGAAACATTCTTCGACACCGCAGGCAAGACGTATGCGGGTGTCGGCTTCACCTATGACGAAGATACGGACAACTTCGTTGCACCACCGCCGCCAGAACCGATCACGCCTCCGGCTGAGTAGGCTTGCGCTACTTCTTCCTGCGTTAGCGTTCGCGTTCTTCCCACAATCAGCTCAGGCTGAAATGTTGCCTGGGCTGGTGGTTACGGCCTATGAGATTCCTCCGTCGTATCCGGTGAGGGATGATGAGACGTATCCGGTGTGCAACATCTATGTCGAATCGAACATCAATCAGGCTTGGGGTGGTGGGTCGGTTGGTGGGTGTCGTGCTGATTGGGTGATGTTGCATTATCAGGGGTTCATTCAGATTCCTGAGCATGAGTCGATTGAGTTCATGGTGGCCGCTGATGATGGTGGGACGGTTGAGATTGCTGGGGTGGAGGTTGGTACTTGGAATCTGAAAGGGTGTTCGTGGTCGCAGACCATAACGCTGTCCGTTATGCCAGGCGAGTATGCGTTGGATGGCTGGTTCTATGAGGCTGGTGGCAGCACATGCTTTATGCTGGCTTGGAAGATTGACGACGGATATTGGGAGATAGTTCCAGCATGGGCATATACAACGGAATCCACCCCGACGACGACGACCTCTACTACTACTGTCCCCGAAACGACTGTCCCTGCCACCACCACCACTTCTACGACGCTTCAGGAAACCTCAACCAGTCAGCCGACCACAACGACGACTGAACCTGAGCCGTCTATAACGAGCGTCGAGACGACTTCAACAGTTGCCGATACAACAACGTCAACAACACAAGCACCAGCACCTGTTTGGGTGCCTCCAGCAACCACAACAACGGAAGTAGCAACCACCACAACGACATCTCAACCTCCAACTGAAACAACTGTAACTACTGAGACAACTCAGCCTAGACCGTCAACGACCATCCCTCAAACGACGGTCGCTCAAACCAGCATCCCCACAACGAGCATCCCTGACACGACGACAAGCAGCTCGACGACGCTCGTCATGGATACGACGACGACCATGCCATCGATCCAGCCGAGCATGAGCAACCAGCAGATTCTCCAACAAGCCATCAATCCTTCCGTAGTCGAATCCCTCTCAACCACCGAAGCCGAGATTCTATTCGCCGGACTAGACGAGGAATCCGTCACAGAAGACCAGGCAGCCCTCATCATCCAAGCCCTCGACGAAGCACCCGACGAAGTGAAACAAGCGTTCGAGGAGAACGTCAATGTGTTCTCAGGCCTCTGGTCGTCTTACAAGATGGTGGGTCAAACGATCAGCGTCGCGGAACGAGTGACGCTTGTGGCGGTTGCGAATACAATGGGAGCAGCAACGGCAGTCCTGCGTAGACGGAACGGCTAATGATACGCAGAATCATCAAGGAACTGTTAGCACTTGGGCTAACCATCGGGGCATCGCTCATCACCCTCATCACCCTCTCCGGCGCAGTCCAAACCTGGGCACTCCTGTTCACGCTGATTGGGTTCGCACTACACTTGTTGAACGTAGCCATAACCGATGAAGGAGGGGAAAGTGAACCAACCCCAAGTGAAGCAGAACCCGACCATCGCTAAGTTCCTCGACCTCCTCCAGCGACTCTTCTCGCTGTTCCTGGCCACAGCACTCCCAGCCGTCACCACCGGTGCCGTCATCGGAGTCTCCGTCGCCAAGTCAGCGATCATGGCTGGTGCGATGGCTGTCATCGCAGTCGTCCAGAAGCTCGCCGCCGCCTCCGTCGATGGTGAGTTGACCGCAGACGAAATCAAGGCATCGTTCCAGAAGTAAGCCATGTCAAAGTACCCTGTCGTCCCCGTCAAACTTTGCTCATGCCTGAAAGGAGTGAAGCCTGGTGAACTACCAGCGAAACTCCTCCGAGGCATCGAAGGCAAAGGGAAACTTCACCATTGTGCGGCTGATGCATACGAGGCTATGGATGCTGCTGCTAATGCAGCAGGCATCGACCTCTCCCCAACCAGCCAAGCCGACACCTACCGCTCGTTGGAGACGCAAGAATATGGGTTCTATCAGCGATACACCGACACACCCAAGCCAGCCCTGATGAAGCAGAAGCCACGCATCTACAAAGGCAAGGCGTGGTATCTGAAGAAAGGGATGGCACCAATGGCTGTGCCAGGCACCTCAAACCACAACCTCGGGATCGCCATCGACATCAAAGACGCCACCGGCAACCGTCTTGCCTGGCTTCTCGCCAACGAACACCTCTACGGCTTCAGCCACGAACTCGACTCAGAACCCTGGCACATCCGATACGTCGCAGGCGACGCAACCCCTGATGCTGTGAAGGCTTGGAAGGCGACGCAGGTCTGACATGGATTGGGGTGTCGTTCTCGCAGCGTTACTCACAGCTGTCGGTGGAATCATCACCACCCTTCTGATGATGTCACGCAAAGAGAACCGTGACGACCACGCAAAAGTGATGGAAACCATCGACAGGATCGGTGGAAAACTGGACAGGCTGGACACTAAGTTAGGGGAACACATCGACTGGCATTTCAAGGAGGCCACAAATGGGGAAGTTCCTCGAAGAAATAAAGTCGTCCGTCAACGGGCGGGCAAGCGTACTTGACCGAATCCTCGCAGACCTACCGAAACAGGATGCGACAGACCTACAAGAAGCCCTAGCCGACCCAACCATCTCGGCCATGCAAATCACCCGCGCACTCAACAAGCGTGGACACAAAATCTCATCCAGCGTCATCTACCGGCACAGGGAGAAACTCAATGAGTCTCGCTGACGACATCGGCGCACAAGCCGAAATCGCTGAACTCCGCCAAGCCCTACGCCAAGCCCAACAAAAAGAAGCCCGAGCCAAGAAACGCTCAGACGACCTCGTAGAAGCCGTCTACCAAGCCGCCCGAGACGCAGCCCGAGCCGTCCCCAACCATCGCATCATCACCCCACGCAAAGATAAGCGGAAGGGGAAGGCTGAGGTGGCGTTGGTTCACGCTACGGATTGGCAGTTGGGGAAGCGTACCGTGTCGTTCGGGATTGAGACGTTGGGTTCTCGGATGGAGCAGTTCACCAGCAAGGTGTTCGAGTTGACGGAGATTCAGCGGGCGCATCATCCGGTCAAGGAATGCGTCGTGATGTTCGGTGGCGACATGGTGGAAGGTATTGGCATCTTCCCAGGGCAGGCCTACGAGGTCGAAGCCCACCTGTTCGACCAGTTGTTCGAGGCATCTCGGGTGATGGAGTCGATGGTGGCTTCGTTGGCTGGGTTCTTTGAGAAGGTGCATGTGGTGTGCGAGTTCGGCAATCACGGTCGCCTCGGTCGCAAGGGCGACATGCCAGCAGGAGACAACATTGACCGTATGGCGTATCGGATCGCCTCCGAACGCACCGCTCACCTCAAGAACGTCACCTGGCAGATGTCGGGGGACTGGTATCAGATCGTCACCGTCGGCAACTACAAAGCACTCCTCGTACACGGCGACGAAATCAACTCATTCGGTGGCAACACCCCAGCCTTCGGCATTCTCCGCAAAGTGAACGCCTGGTCAACCGGCGTCGTCGAAGACTTCCTTGACTGCTACATGGGTCACTTCCATACGCCGATGACGTTGACGATGGCGAACTCGGGACGCATCTTCGTCACCGGCTCACCCGAATCCCACAACGAATACGCCCGAGCGTTCATCGCAGCTATCGGCCAACCATCCCAACGCCTCCACTTCGTTGACCCTGTGAAGGGTCGGGTTGCTGCGGAGTACGTCGTATGGCTCGACTAGTCCCCTACAGCGTCGTCCTCGTGGAGTGGGCTGATGCCCATTGTTCCGAAGGTGGCTGGATTGACTTGGACGAATACAAGGATGATGGTGAGGTGATCGTTTCGACGGTCGGGTTCTTGATCCCTGTGGGGGATGAGGGGGCTAAGGAAGGCCATGTGACGGTGTGGCAGTCGATTGCTGATGGGGATGGGATTCACGGGTTCCATATCCCTGTTCAGATGGTGCGGAATGTGACGGTTCTGTCGGGGTTGGGGCTGGAAACCCTTATGAAATAAGGCTCAAAAAAATCTGCCAAAAATACTTGCGTTTGTCTTACAGACCCCTTAGATTGAAGTCATCGGGGAAACGCCCCGAGTCTCACAAGGAGGGACACAATGAACATCTGGGGCTACGAAGTCACAAAAGCAGAACCAATGACCGGCGCAAAATACATCGCCAACGAATACACCCTGACCGGCAAGCGCGGCGCAAAGTACGTCACCTGGAGATGGAACATCGATGGCAAGCCAAGCAGCCACTTCCAAATCATGCGCCAATATGACGGCGTGTTCGTCAAGATTCAGGGCAACTCATTCATCCCAGTCGAGTTGTTCGAGGCGGTGAGCTGATGCCGGCCAAATACCCAACCCTCACCATCCGTCTCCCACAAGAGACGCTCGATGCGCTCAGAATCGAAGCCCAGCAACACGAATGCTCGGTCGCTGAGATCGTCAAGAACGCCATCACCTTGTATTACAAATCTGAGTACGGGCAGACAGCCACCCACTAAGATTCAGGGTGGCTGATCGACCCGCCTATCTTGGGTTTCGGATCGCCCGCACACCCTCCCCTCCTTGGGGTGTGCGTCATTATCGGACAACAGGAAGGACACAACTTGCGCCAACTGACTGCAAGCCTCATAGCCCTACTCACCCTCGGCACAGGCATCGCCTACGCCCAAACCCCCAACAACACCCCACCCCAAGACCTTGCGCCCCTCACAGGCGTTCCTAGAGGCCTCAGAGAGCCTTCTAGCCC